GTGATCTACGCCAATATGAACAATCCCAGTATTGGGATCACGATATGCCGCCGCATAAATCCTATTGCCTTCTATTTTTTCTTGGCCTTCCGCTGTTGGTTCAAAGCTATGGCTATAGCCTGCTTCTGTGGCTTGCCATGCTTCATTTCCTTTCGGATATTCTCCGATACCGTCTTCTTTGATTTCCCCTGTTTTAGTGGCATTTTCTTTTTCTATGGTTGTGTCAGGTTTGATCTGACTGGCTACATCTGCTGTTTCTGGAAGTCCAGCATCAGCTATTTCTTTTTTACCCGCCTCATTCTTTGCCTTTTGCTCTTCAACTTTTCCTCCAAGCACAAGGCCCATCAATCCAGATTCTAGTGCTGATTCTTTAGTAATTGGCTTTGGAGCTTCATCAGTAATTCCAGCGGCTTTTTCCGTGGCCTCAAATCCATATCGGATAGGCTCAAACGCAACGCCGCCAGCAAATCCAGCGGCGGCTTTTTCCCAAACTGCTTTAGCTGCTTCTTTTACAGCTTGCCCCTCTGCCGCTCCAGCGGCGGCTTCTGCTCCGGTCTTTAAGAACCCAGCGGCAGATTCAATTGCAAACGGGGCCATGCCAGCGTATCCTCCATACTTGGCGGCTGTGGGAGCGGCGGCTTGAGCGGCCTCAATGTCTTCTTTGATGCCAAGAACGCTCTCTACTGGCTTTACAAAAATCTTTTTTGCAAGCTCTTGAGTGGCTAAAAAGGTTACCCCTCCTGCTCCAACTCCAACCAACGGAGCGGCAGGTCCGACAAAAGGAACAGCGCCGGCAGTAGCGGCAGGGCCAACAACTCCAGCGGCAACAGATCCAAGTGCCATTGGGATTCCCTCCTCCAATGCACTTGCAATAGCCGCTTTTCTTCCTTCTGGAGTTTTAATCTCCTCCATGAAACCTTGAGCGGGGGGTTGAACTCCGCTCGTTTCATCTTTTACTTCCGCTTGCTTCCCCGCATCTTCTTGGCCTCGTACCCCTTGCCTATCTTCTTGCCGGACTTGGGAGCCATATCCATCTTCTGCTTTGGCATCTTTTTGCTTGGCATCTTTCTCACCTCCTTCTGCGAGTCGATCAAATATATCCCCGCTTACACGGGCTTCGTCGCCGCGCTGTGGCTGGCCTTGGTCTTGGGGACGGGGTTGATCGCTGGCTTGTGTCCCATCAGGCAAGGCTGAGTTGACTTTGCCGTTGAGGGTTCGTTCCGCATCGCCTTGAGAGCGTGCCCCTTGATCACTTTTGCTTTCTGCATTTTCATTGGTTTGTTCACCTCCTTTTTTTGATAAAAGATTTTTGATGGAAGAAGTAATGTCATCATGAGACATCCCATCGGGAAACTCAATTTTTCCCAAATTGGGAACTTCAACAAGAGTCGGCATTTTATTCCTTTGGTTTCAATGTTCCCGTAGCGGGATCATAAACCATAGTACCAGACGGAGTGGAGGTTTGGGAAGGAGATTGAGGTTCTCCTGCCTCGTATTTCAAGGAATCAATCTGATCATTGAGATCAGAAAGCCTGTCTCTAATCTGACTAAACTCATCCTTGGAAATAACCCTCTTCACCGGACGCTTATTCTGATAGGTCTTGAATGCAATGTGAGTTCCTTTTCCTGCACCAACTTGAGAACCCTTTTCATTAGCCTCAAATCCAGTCTGCAAATCTGGCTCAGTAACTCCATAGCGAGCAAGAAGATCCTTCTTTTGAGACTCAAGCATCATAGCGGCTTGCCTGTTCTGTAATCTTGTCTTGATTTGCTCATTCCGAAGCTTGGCTTGATACATTGGATCTTGTTCTTTCTGCCATTGCTCAAGTTGCTTTTCAGCACCAACTTCTCTAAGCCTGCCTTTTGTTCTAGCCATTTCAAGCTGTTCCTGATATTCAGGAGTCGCTTGCTTGGCGCGAATATCTTCTTGCTTGAGTCTTCTTTCCTCCTGAGTGAATCCTAAAGCTTCTTTCTGAAGTCCCTTCACTTGAGAAGAGAAGTCTTTCCAGTAGCTTGTTCCAGCAAGAGGAGTGGCGTATTTGTTAAGAATTTCTTGATGACGTTCAGCGGCCTTTTCATCACGAGGATTTATTCCAGCAAGCTCTATTTGAGCTTGGCTCAAAGAACTCTGTGCTTTTAGATCTTTGGTCTCCAAAGTAACTTTTGCTTTCTCTGAAGCAATCATGTTGTCGTAACGGGCTTGCATCAGAGCCCTAGCATCAGAAATACCAACCCCAGTCTGATTGGCATACTTCTCTGCCGCAGATCCAATCTGGCGTTTAATAGCCTCTTTGCGATCAACATTTTCTTGAACAAACTGACCTCCAGAACTAACAGGAGCAGATGATTGCTCTAAGTTCTGAGCGTAGTAGGGAGAATAGGGGGTGTCGGCCATATTATTGTTTGTAGTTTAACAAGACTTCATCAAGCGGCTTATCTCCCATCATAACAGGAGAATGCGCTTGTTCCGCATATTCCCCTTTTCCAAAAGACCTGCTTTCTTCTTCAGAGGGAGTCCTGCCATACTTGGAAACAAATCCTTGAGAAGATTGCAGTAGAGTAGTTGGCTTGTCCCCATACTTTGAAATGTTGGAAGTGGAAGTTTGCGGAGCTTGCGTCATTCCAGCTCCAGCCCCGCTTCCTCCCATCGCAGAAATAAATCCTCCCAATCCCCTCTGAGTCCATTCCTCTGCATTTAATGGCACCCTTCCACCAACATCCGTATGCATTAGCATTTCAGATTTTGATGCTCCCCTAGTAGTTGCAAGATTAAATCCCCGCTGAAACTTTGGATCAGACAAAGACTCAATAGCAGAAGCAATTCCAAATTGCCCCCTTCCCATAGAAGCCTTCTCTTGAACCATCTTCTGATTTGCTATGTTCTCCAAATAACTCTTTGAAGGCTTACCAATCCCCACTACGGCAGATTGCCTAGAAAGAATATCCTTTGGCTTAAAGTATTCATCTCCCATAAGGGACTTGTAAGCCTCCCTCATCTGATCACTCGCGCTCATTCCTCTTTGCGCCGTGTTCTTTGCAGACGGTCTCCCCAGTACTTCTCCAGCAGAAAGGAAGTCCTCGGAATCCTGCGGCTCATAATTAACCGTGGAGATCGGAGACTCACCAGAGAAATACTTGGAGAACGGATTGTCCATTAGATGAGGTTCTGAATAGCATGAGGGCTAAATGCCTTAAACTGAATATCAATCTCAGCTTGCTCGCCTTCCTCAAAGGCTTGCGTGGCCTCATTCAAACATTGATAAGCCAGATTCCAATAAACCTGCGCCCTCTCCAGCTCGTAAGTATTCTCGTATTGCCAAGCCTGTGCCCCATAACGATAGGCATTCCTATTGGAGGGAATGAGCAGATCCCCATCATTGATCAGAGGCACATATCCTCTCCTTACAATCGCATAGAACGTGCGATCCTCTGGATACTTGCCCACAATCCTATATCGCTGGCTGTCGGCAGTTCCAGGGACATTCCCCATGCGGATAAGCTCCGTATCTCCAGAATAATTGTAAGCAATCCAGCCAAGCCCATTCTCCGAGAACGGATACCAATCAGAAAGAATATCGGCAATCTCTCCATTCAGATTCCCTTGATCCAAGGCAATCACTTTCAAAATACTCTCCACCCCAACCGGAGTGTCTATGTAATAAAAGTTGTTTATGGAATCAAACCCAGGCGTGAATGACATGAGGAACCTATTCCCCCTCCATTGTCCACTCGTAACAAATCTCTCGTTGATGTCGTTAATGCAATTTGCAACAAGCGGGTCACTCGGCCCTTGGCTTGAAACAAATGGAGCCAAGTAGGTTTTTGCTTGTGCAAAAGAAAAAGACGGCATGATCCACTTTAGTAATCCCCCAAAGGGAGAGATGTCAAGGGGCTTTTACCTATGCGTTGCCCTCTTCTTCTTCCTCTAATACGCATTCCTGCTGATTAACATAATCAGACAAAAACACTTCTATCATTCCCTTCAGAGCAAAATCATTCCCAAATGCCGTTTGGCAGAACTCTGTCTTCCCTCCGTTCTCATGGCTCACCAAAATAATTCCATGATCAAAATACTCAACGGCCTCATTCCTGATCTTCTGGAGAGCCATTGCCGGATTCAGAACAATTAAATTTTCCCGATCTGGGCTAGGTTTTCTTTTTTTTGGCATAATTGGTTCTCTGATAGACCGCCCATTCCCCTTTGAGAGAATGAGTGCATCCATTCTCGTGAGGCTTAATCCCTGTGTAGTGAATCAGCTTGGGGTTGGCAAGAGCTTCTTGTATTTCGTCCCTAGAATAAAAAAATCCTTGCACGTTGTTTCTGTTAAACTCATCGCACATTCCGGTCGTGATGTTCCATCCAGCGGGTATGAGCGTGGTGCGATTATGGAACACCAAGTTCAACACGTCTTGATCTGCCCAAGAAATCTTCCCCAGCAATTCCAGATTTTCCTGAAACAATTTCAAGGACATGTCATTCTCCCTCCACCTTCCATTATCAAACAACAAAACGCCAGCATTGAAATAAAATGATGTCATCCCAAGATGCTGCTTATTCCCTTTCATATACTCATAAACATCCTCAGATGCCCCTAGCATGTTGCCCCTCAAATCAACGGCCCAGAGATCACAAACATCTCCCTTAAACACCACATCGCAGTCCAGATAGATGCACTTCTTCGCATAAGGGAAAACAACCGGAATCAGATACCGATAATAAGTCTCCTTACCAGAGTTCTGCATGGCAGGGAATTTATCAAACAAACTATCATTGATCTCAATGAAATCCACATCCGCTAGCTCCCTAATCACTTCCATAGTCTCCTTAGCAAACACGCTATAAAGCACATGGATCTTCACTCTCTCAGGAGAGAGCGTGTTTTTCATCATGGAGTTAATTGCGCTATACAGATAATCCACATACCTGTCATTACAGGCAAAGAACACATTCACCTCATCGTTCATAATCATTCTTATATTGATGCAATATATCTATTTGTTTTTTATTTAATCTATCCAAGTAATCTGGATACCAAGTCTCGCAGATGCCTGCGTAAGATTCAATCATCCCCCCATTCACCAAACACAGATAGGAAAGAATAGTGTCAGAAGCGAAATTACTCCCCCTCAACACGCCAGCATATTCCTCCACCTGTTCCCGAATCCTCCCCTCATCAGACAAGATCCGCTTGAAGAAATCAGTCTTGAGCAAGCATCCACCAAAAGCCCCGTAGTAATTCACCCCACAATCCGGTCTCTTTCTCTTGATAAGCTCAACAACTCCCCCCTCAAACACTGCCCCCTTGTTGCATCCATTGATCTCGTCCTTCAGTTGAGAAGCAACGACTGGCTTAAAAATCCTCACGTCATCCTCCAACAAGATCGTGAAGGAAGAATCCATCCCCTGCAAATACCTCCCTAGCCGAGAAGCCCAGGCAATAACCCCATCCTTGCCAGAATATGCCGTGCTATTAGCCCCCTCATGCGACGGAATCCTCTCCTCATAAAAATACTCACACCCATACCTCTCTGCCTCTCCAGAGAAATCCTCCCCTCCATCACATACCAGAACCACCTTCTCGCTCGCGTAAATAGCCCTAAAACTCTCCAGAACGCCCACCAGCGACTTCCTCTGCCCAAAGCACTGATAGTACGCCGATATGGATTCCATCCGCTTGACAATAACCGCCTCCTTTGATAAAAAGCAACTAGATTATCCGCAGGACGGATCATCTGGTGTAGTGACCGGACATCGCGTCAGGCGGGCCGCTCACGAAGGTTAGAAGCTGGATGCTCGCCGCCCAGCTTTAATAATGAGAGCCCTCCTCGAATGGGCTCCTTCTATCCCCAACCCACCCAGTCAGGTAAGGCTCCATAGGTCGTTCTAAAGCCGAGGGGGATCAGAAGCTCTAGTATTGCCTAGGGCTTCTCATGTACCTATCCTCCCTTAAGCACGAAAGCGAAAGCGGCCTCCAGCCAGCCTTTCGCGGCTTTTATCATGAATCAACAAGAACTATTCTCTAAAGCTAAAGAACTAGCCTCCAACGGAGAAGACTTCTCCATAATCGTAGGACAACTAGAACCAGAATACCAACTACGTATCAAATGGTACGTAAGAAACCTATCTGAAGAGATTCAAGAGGCGACCATCTACGGACGAGCCCATCGCCTCTCTCCTCCTAAACAAAAGATAAAACGCACTTTCCTAAAACGAGGAGATTTGTAAAGTAGACTTGCATTGTCTATTTTGTCACGCTGGGGATTTTTAGGAAAAATTGTGAGGGGATATTCTCGCGAGTTCGACCGCGAAACTTCTAGTTAGTACCCTGGTGCCCGTCACCGGATCTGCCGATTTAACAATCCTTTTTATTTTCGGCAGGGTAGACTGTTCTCATCAAAAAGATCAGATAATCAATGGCATGAATAATGGCCACCGTTGATCTTCAACAACTTATGCCAAGCGAGACTACTGATTCCATTGTCTTGCGCTTCCTACAGAGAGGGTGGGAGATTCTCCCTACAACGGACGAAGCTGGTCGGCAGATAGGGAAAGCACGTTGAGAGTCAGGCCAGGTGCATTGCTGTCGATCCCGATCCCAAACAACTTGGAACCGCTTTGGATCAGGTCGTGGATCTTTCGTGAGTTCTCGACGACCTCGCTCCCGTCCATAGAGGAGACAACGGAAGCGGCACGGGAGAGACCGGATGACATACCGGCGAGAAACGTTTCCTTGTGGTGATCAATAGACTTCGCCACTGATTCCGCACTGGAGGTGACAACTTCGGGCTGGAGTTCCTTCAACGTATTTCTCGCCTCAATCAGCTGGCGTTGAGCATTACCGGCAGACTTCCATTTTTTCCTTTTGCTTACCTGGTAAAGAGTATTTTTCGGGCATCCTGTGATTTCGGAGGTGAGGAGGAAGTCATGGCCGTTGGCATAGAAGGCTGCTTCGAGCGCGTCATGATCCCACTTTATTGGAGAGGGTTTTTTTCTAGTGGTTTTCTCTTTTGGTCGGGTCATTTTTCAAAAGGTGACAGAATCGTGACAAACTGGCAAGAGAGGGAAAATCTGTCTCACAAGATAAGATCGGGAGTGCGTAGGAGGCGAAAAAAGGGCCGTTGGATTTTTGGGCGGTATGATGACAAGGGGAGAAAAAGCAGGTTTTCCCTTGTTTCTCCTGTTGTCTCGCATTCTCTTTCTGAAATTATTTTCAGCACGTAGAAGCTGATAGAATGGGCAAGTCAACAGAAACTTTGCAATACAATAGCAAGGCCGGTGATTTTTTTCTGGAATAGGGGAGGGGATTGCATATGGTCAAAGCGTCACCAATGACGGTGACGCAACCCACAAAAAACCATGACCACAATGACAGCAGCATCAACGGAACGGGACGCAATCCTCGCGGCTCTTTCCCGTTTCATAAACCAGAGGAGCGGGATTGAAGCTGAAAACTATTTCAGCAGATGGAATGATCGGGACGGGATTGCCGTATTCCGTTCAGAGCAAAGAGCTATTGCAAGGGATGGAAAGGAGGCCCGTATCCTTCTTGATATTGTACGGGATAGGGAATGGATCACGGAAGAGGATTTGAAAAATGCTTTTCTCCGCTCCTGGTCGGGACGGCTGGAATGGGACGGGAAAGCCTTGTCCTATTGCGCTGGACAGTATTTCCCTACGGAGTACCGGAAGGCCGCTTGCGCCGTGTTATCCCGTGCGATCATAAACGCATATCAGAGGGAGGGAAATTCCCTCGACTATATCCGAAAGAATTTCAAGCGTTCGGGGGCTTACCGTTGGTTCAATTAATCGCCATGAAATCCCTCTTTTTTAATGTTCTGGGCCTCCTATTTGTTGAGGCTTGGATCGGTTTTGTTTTGTATTGTCTCTTTAGCAACTAATTAAAACCATGAAAAAAACGATGCTTATCAGAATTATGTATAATTGCACGCCAGTATGGGCGTTAGTATCTGCTGACGCAACCCCGACGCCTGTTTGTCCGGTTTGGCATACTGCAAAGGAGGCGAAAAAATACGCAAAGGAACATTGTTGGTCAGTAAAGCGTGAGAAAAACTGTGATGATGTAATTTTTTGAAGCAATCTCCAACTGATTAAAAATATGAAAAAAACACACATACGCACCGTTCCACCTTGGGGACTCTTTCCGCGCACGGGTCACAAGTTGCTTTGCTCTGACGGAAAGGTAAGAGCCGCACGGCTCGCGCAAAGTGCCGAAACATGGTTTTCCGTTCCCGCTTCCGTGCGGATAAAAGGAAAAACCATCACTGGGTACTTCACAATGGAGGAAAGCGGGGAAGCTCCTTTTGGTTCGGTGTGTGCCTTTCGGCATCATTCCGCGCACGATGGAGCGTTGCCAGCATGGCCCGACCGTTTCACGCAAGCTCATGAATCCCTGTTGAAGTCTGCCCTCTAATCTCCCGACACTCTCCGCCTTGCCATGCAGGGCGGAGCCGTCGAGGGATAGTCCTTCGGGCCTGTCAGGGGCATCCTGGCATTACAGAAAAAAGAACATGACACAAGAACAAGCCCTCACTCAAGCCCTTTGGTCGGCCATTCATTGCCCTGACCGCATGGCTGAAGCCTTCGCTCAATTAGCCGAAGACATAGCCCAGGGGCTTTCTAAAGCCCAGATTGAAAGATGCAAGGCTGTAGCCTTGAACATGGAGGAGCCAGCATGAAAAAAATCAAAATCAAACCGCATTCCTCCTTTCATGGGGTATGGCTTGGAAAATGGGGCAAGCGTACTTTCTCCATTGTGATGCCTAACTATTTGCATGAAATAGGCGTGAAGCCTTCACCTTCATCGGTTAGGGAAGCAATAGAGGCGACAAGTTCACCAGGGGAAAAGCCTTTGCCTGATTGCTTTGATGTGATTTACGCATAAGGAAACCAACAAGGGCGGGAGGGATTTCCCCTTCCGCCCTTTTCCTTGCCCTAGTTTTCCCTAGGGGATTGTATCGTCACGATCCGGTAAACGGATAGGCGATTTCATGAGGCTTTTTATGTAGTCTTTTATTATCAGCCTTATCAAAATCGCTGTAAATTTCCGCTCTAATGCTTCTCCTTCCAAACGGACAGGCGATTTTCTATTCAAGAATAGATCCGACAGCGTACGCTTCACAATTCAGGGATTTCATCAGGCTTTTTTCGCGTGATCCCGAGCGTTGGAGGACGTTCCAGCCCCCTGGATCGGAAGAATCGATCACAGGCTGCACTCACGTCACGACTCAAAAACATGACGTATTGATCGTTACACTCTCCCCTGGTCTCTCGGTGTTCAAAGTTATTATGCGGAACGTAATTTATGTATTTACTTCTCATTTCATTTAGCTTTTTTCTTAAAAATCTTGCCCCAATTATCTCGGTAGTCTTGTGAGGATGGTCTCGTTCGTCCCTCAGAATAGGCATTGATTCGCTTTTCCATTTCTCGGGACAGGTCGGTTTCTTTAGTGGAGCGTTTCATTCGGCTTTTGTTTTTGGCAACGGGCGGCGGGTGCGGTATCGCATGGCTTTGAAATGCCCAGCTTTCACGCCTAACTCAAATGACCAAGCCTTTTGCCATTCGCCATTGATCTTGTCGTGATGCTTCGGCTGAACCTCATCCCCCTCTTGGATCACCTCGTCAGAACCAAGCTCTCGCCATTCGGGAGCGGGTTCAGGGCCAAGGCATCTTAAATCGTGAGTGTTTTCACAAACCCACTCAAAAGTGTCTGAATGCCAAACCATCTTGTCTATCCGATCACAAGTTACACAGGTTGGCCTTTTGGATGGGTTTTGGAATGGGTTGTTGCACTCGCTCACGGGTTCAGTTGTCCGATTTTCTTGGATAACTGGTTCCTCTGGCGCGGGGGCGAGTTGAGCTTCTTGTTCTATATCCTCAACTTTCTTGTGGTCTGTGTAATCTCTAGGCACCCACTTTTTGTTAATTGCTATGGATGAGGCCAATAGCTCACGGAGCCTTGCGACCTCGTTGTTGAGTTCTTTGAACTCTCCAACTATGCTTCTTCCAGACTCTTCGATAAGGCATTCCTCATAGCTGTAATCGTGTTGTTTTTCGCAGAGTGAGCAGGTGAGCCTTGCGACCTCGTTGTTCAAATTGTTAATGTGTTCGTTAACTTCCTTAATGTTAGTATTCATTGCATTGGTTCCTCTGGCGATGGGGCGAGTTGGGCTTCTGCTTTAAGTTTTGCGAGATCGGAAATGGCTTTTTCTAACCTTTCCTCTACAGGGCATACTTCATCGCTTTCATGCCGATCTTTCTTTGCGTGGTGGAGTTCACGGCAAGCACGACTTCCCCCACCAGATAGCGTTTCCGCAATCTCAATCGCTCTGTTCAGAAGCTCGCGGAGCCTTGCGACCTCGGCTTCTAGTTTGAGGTTCATTTCTCCGACTGGTTCACAAGCATAGCATGACCCTTGGCATCCCCGCTTGAGGCGATCCAGTTCCTCACGGAGCTTTTCCACCTCGTTGGTTTTCTCGGTGAGAGCGCGTTCAAGCGTTTCGGAGCGGTTAGCCATGTATGCGTAAGCCTCACAATCGGTTCTTAGATTACAAAAGGCTCTGTTTCTTTCGGAATCCGTCTTTGGCGTTGGTGTGGTTTCGGTGTTCATTTGGTTTTTCCTTTCGGTTCTTCGTCTTTCTGAATGGTGACCTTGAAGCTCACATTCCCTGCAACGTGGAATGCTATGACTCCTTCAGGGTTCATGTATCCGGGTACGGCCATGCTGCCCTCTACCTTGAGGCGTTCAATCTGGCGATTTGCTTCCATGAAGTCCCCTACACCTAGCACTGGCACAAGGCCACAGCAAGCTGGGAGGATGTCTTGATACTTTTCGATGCGTGGATCGGCGGTGGGGATGCGCTTCGGCTCCTGTCCTTCAGGGCACCAGCGGATGACGTTGAACAGCGAGAATCGGCGGCCTTGTGTAAGCCCGTATCCGCGTTGAATGCCTGCACCCCACCACTCGCCGAAGTGAGATCCGACGCCGAGCTTCATTAGCTCATCCTTGTAAGCGTACGCCCAATTGGCGAAGCCAAAGTTGTCGTCCTCTGGCGTGATCCAACGATTGCGTGATCCGACGAGGAACTGGCCGTCCTCAGTGATCTTAATCTGTGCGTTGGTGCCATCGATCTTTTCGGTGACGATCACCTGACGGTTGAGTCGAGCGATCTTGGGGAATTTCGTGAATGGTGTGTTGGTGTCGGGGTTCATATTTTAAGTATTTGGTATGCTGTTAAGCAGGTTAGTTAGTTCTTGCTTTGCCTTTGTTTTGCCACCCGCAGGCGATGGCGATTCGTTTGTTGATTTCTTGTGGGTTCATAGTTGTTTTAGTTGAGGCGACCTCGTTGTCGGGTGTCTGTGGGCTCATTTCTTCCATTCCTTTGCATCAATAAAATACTCGCATTTAATATCGCCATCATTCGGCTGGAATGCGGCATAGGCTTGCCAATGCTCGTTGCCAGGTGCTAGGTATCGCCAGCATTGCTGGTGAGAGGGGCAATGGTAGTTACTGCACTTGCTTATGTCTGTCATGACAGAACTTCCTTAACATAGTGCTGAATGTAGCAGATGAGGCAGTTGTCCGTGTCCTCGTCCAAAGCACCGTGCTTGAAGTCGGGGCTTTCTTTGAGGGAAGCCTCTAGCATGGAAGCAACGGAGTTGAGTCGATTAAGGCTCTCCACTGAGCTTGCGAACAGCTTGGCGAGCCTTACGGCCTCCTGCGGCTCACAGGATAGGCTCACGATTGTACGGCATTCTGCGTCCACTACTCGATCTCCATCTGCGGAGAATGGGGGCTTGAAGGGGTCTTTGCGTTTGAATTCGTCAGGGACAATGAGGTTGTTCATATTATTTGAGTTTGTTTTCAATTAAGTCTGCTATTTGTTTTGTTTTGCCCATGCTGTTGAGATGGCGAATGGTTTTTAGAAGTTCCAAGAGAGTCACCATCTCTTCTCTCATGTCTTCGTTCATGCGTTCCTGAGCCCATAGGAGTTCAAGAAGTTCTTTATTCCGGTCATAGAGTGGATCGTCTGCGTGTTTCATCAGACGGCCCCCTCAAAGATGGAATCAAGTCGCGAGAAATAAGCGGGAGCAGGACGGGACCCATCAATGCTCTTCTTCAGGATAGAAATGTCTCGGAGAAGTTCCTTGGCCCTGGCTACGGAGATTTTGATCTCATTCATGCCGTGGCTCTGTGCTTGCGCTAGCTGGAAGCGCAGGAGGGCATCATAGGCGCAGACTGTATGTGCGTGTTTCATGCTTATTCCTCCCCCTTGACTCGTGTGAATGCCATGTGAGGGGTGTAGCCTAGTTCGCAAAGAGCGAGAGTCAAGTTCCAATTCTGCTCCTTCTCCCATGCGTCAATTTTGGCTTTCCATTCTTTCTGCTCGGAAGCGGGGAGCGTGTGGAGATTGGAAGGAGCCTCAAAGTCCTCCACGGAACGGGAGAGGTATTCGTTCAGATGGGGCCATGCTTCGCTCACTTGACGACCACCGAAATAGTCCCACCAGACGACAAATGCCGCTCGGTTCTTTGTCTCCCCGTCAGGGAGAGCGGCGATCCGCTCTGCCCAAGTCTCGGGATATAATGCTCGTAGCTTGCGGCGGGTGAGGGTTTCTGTCTCGCAGAGAAGTGCGTCTTCTCCTGAAAGAAGATTTAGTTGGTTTTGCTTCTCTAGGTTCTTTCGCGTGAGGAGGGCTGCTCCCGTGCGGTTGATGCTATCCATTAGGTTCATGCTTTTTGTTTGGTTGCGCTGGCGGGATTGCCAACGGGCATGAAACTACCGCCAGCGAGAGATTTGCTTCAAGAAAAAAATAAATTTCTTTAGGCTTGACAGAAAATGAAGTCCCGCTGGGCGAACCATATCAAGCCACCGAAAAAGTCGAGAGGCACGGGACAAGGACTCATCTCTGGCGGTAGTTTCCTACCCTACGGGAGCGACCCGCCATCGGATATTTCCAATGCAACCAGCAATGATTCCGTTACAAATCCTATACATTTGTGAATATGTGTCAAGGTTTTGTAATGAAAAATGAAGAGGGCTAGGAGCTGGGTCTCTCCTAGCCCTCTGGGCTGTTCAACAGGGGGACATGATACCCCCGTCCGTAGCTCTCCTACGGCTCTATTGCCTCATGATCTTCGGGACTTGCTCCCTTGGCACTTCCATTTCTTGCGAGAAAGATTGTTGGGGGAATTGGGATCACTCTTCCAATCTCCCTTGATCTTTGCAGACCTCGCACAATAGGCATCACCCTTCTTGGTTCCAGGCTTAATCGTCGAGCCCTTCTGCCCGTACTTCACGGTCTTCTCCCGTCCCGTCTTTGGGTTGGTGACTTTCTTGGAGAATTTCTTTTCCATGTCAAGAAAGAGAATCCCCGTTGATTGGCGTGATGTTGATGGGGGGCACAATCGTGGGAGATGCAGATGGAGGAACCGGAACGAGGATCTTCTCGTCCACTAGGTACTGGTGAACCTTGTTTATGACTGCCTCATCAGCCGCCATGAAGACCCGAAACAGGTTTTGGAGTGCTTGGAACGTGTTCATATTAAAAAGGAATCTCCTCCTCCCTCTGGGGAGCGTAGCCGTTGGCCTTGCTCTGGTTGTGGGCAGAGAGCCCCTTGGGGCGAGGAAGCCCCACCTTTAGGGAGAGGAATGCCTTGCCAGCCTTGGAGGTCTTTTCCCAGATGGAGATTTCATATTCTTTGCCGTCCACGTTGAGGGGTCCAGCGTACTTGGGGGCTTTAGGATTGGCGTTCTCTTTTAGGAATGCCGCTCCCGTGTTTGTATTGTCGTAGTTACTCATTTTTTGAATTCCCGTTCTGTGAACCGCAGGTATTGCGGATCAAAGTTCAGCGGGAAACTTGTTCTAGAACAATTACGGGCTAACCGCAAGTCCAGAAATATGCCGTCCTCTTCAGAGTTGCGGATGATGTAGAACATATCTAAGTCATGCATGATGGCATCCGACTCGCGGGAGGTTCCGTTCTTGTTCAACTGCGTCAAAGAAAGAACCACAATGCCCAATTCTTTCGCTATGAGCTTGAGGCATCGACTCACTTCTGCGACTTGACGCTCCCTGTTCTCTTTGTTGTTGGAGGGAGTGCAAAGCTGAATGTAGTCAAATATCACGAGCTTCACTCCATGCGCCGCCACCATTCTACGGGTAGCCGCCATGATCTGAAGAGGGTTGATGGAGCTTTCGTCTCGGATGTAGATGGGGAGTTTTGCTATCTGCTGGATGCCAAAAGTAATTTTGCTTAACAAATCCTTTGTTGGATCCTTGGATAGCTGGCTTATATCCACGCCGCTGATGTCGGCAACTAGCCTGTCCACAATCTCTCCTGCACTCATCTCCAGCGAGAATATGGCAATAGGATTCCCTGCATCTGCTGTGCGTCGAGCTATATTGAGGGCTAGGGCCGTCTTTCCTCCCTTGGTAGGGGCTCCGATCACGATGAGTTGCCCTGGACGCATGCCTCCCGTGTGGTCATCCAAAGTTTTAAGTCCATAGGTGAGACCCATGAGCTTGCCTTTATTCTTGACCATCTCCTCGTACTCATCCACGCGAGCCATCGCCGCATCCTTGATGCTCACAATCTTTGCACCGCTCTCCGCTTCAGCCGCCACTGCCACTAGAGCCTTCTGGACGCTATCAGAGAGCGTGTCTTCTGTCTCTGGGTTAGAGGCAGTCTCAATGATTTTCTGAGCCTCCGTGATGCTGACTCTAGCTGTGCGTTTCCGTTTCAGAGTGGTGAGGTATTCTTTCCAGTTATGGGAAGTTGGAACAAAGCAATATATCTCTGCGAGGGAAGAAGCGTCAACCTGACTTGTTTTCTCCCCAACTGTGATGAGGTCGATAGCCGATCCCTCCTTCCAGAGAGAGACGATAGCTTCAAAGACTATCCGGTGATTAGGAAGGAAGAAGAGGGTTGGTTTGATTTCGTCTGCCGCCTGATCTAAGACAGACGGGTTCTGGAGAAGGGACGATAAAAGTCCCTTCTCTGCGTCTAAGCTGTGGGGTGTCATTCCTTCTTCTTCCTCCCCCGTGTTTTGGGTTCTGGTTTAGCGGCCTTCAATGCCCAGTAGAGATCAACTTGCCTCTGGAAGACAAACCATTCCTTTGATAGATCGTCTCTCCATACCACCTCAAAGTCATTCTCATCTTCCTTTCCAATCCTGACGATGGCGTGGGATGTAATCCAATCATAACAAGAACCGCTGTCATGCTCATTCCAAAGCTGGGCATAACCCGCGCATTGCCTCCAGTAGCTCTCCGAGATTTTCTTACTGGTCTTGAAGTCGAGGAGAACGTGATCCCCATTCTTGCGTTTGGCTATAAGATCAATCGTGCCTCCGTAGCGGAATGCCTCGTTGACTAGCTGGATCTCTGTTGCCACCACTTCAAGATCCTGAGTCTCCCACCACTCAAGGAACTTATGATAGCACACAAGAGCCTTATCCCGCTCCTCCTGCGTGTAGTCGGACAAGTCGGCAACTTGGTTGTTAAGGAAGCATTCAATGTAGAAGTGAGCCAGCGTTCCAATATCGCAAGCCTCCTTCGATACATCGCGGTAGTTCTTGCCTTCGCATCCCAATTTCCAAGCCCAATGGATGAGTGCCCCTGCATCGTCTCCGATCTTGCTGATCGTAGATCCTCCAGGCACTTGCGTTCCATCGGACAAGTGATATTTCTGATGTTCTTTGTGTCGGTCTAGTTTTACTGATTGCATTGTTGTGTGTTGGTTAATTGTTTTAGAAGAGTTCTGAAGGCGAGTTCAGCGGTTGCTGGAACAACTCCGTTTCCGAGGAGTCGGAGTTCGTCGGTTCGATTGTCACAGGAGACTGACAACTCGGCATTACCCATCCCACGGGGAGTCCCATTAGCGTCTCCACCCACCGAGGGTTCAGCTTTCCGTTGTTCCTGTTCCATGTCCCCGTGTTCTCCACTTCTGTCTGGCTCGGTAGATCCGAGAAGTTGCCCTCCCGAATCATCCTGCCCTCTGCTCCCTTGGCATCCCTTGTTTGCGGCGTTGCCCACGACTCTTGGTGGCTCCCAACTGAATTGAGGTTGCCCTGGTCGGCTAGGCCAGATTTGACCACTACCGTTGTCAGCGATTCCTGTTGCCCCTTCATGCCCCTGCTCCTGTCTTGGAATCCTTGTCTGGCTTCCGTTGCTTGTATAGTCGGCCAATAATACCGCAGTTCC